TTCCACAGACCTTGGAAATCGATGAAGCCGATTCCCACATTCCCACCGCCACGACGACGACGAGGATGATTATTTTTCCTCAAAACCCGGCCCGCTAAGAGATACGCATTCTGAGGGCAAGGTCACATGGTTGCAATGAACATGGATTTTGCGAAGACTTTTTCCTCCATCGCTTTCGCCATACTTATGCACACACCCTACTGGATAGGGGCGTCGATATTTACGAAGTGAGCCGGAACCTCGGACATCACGATGTCAGCCAAACAATCACCTACCTGCAAGGGCGCACATCGGACACTAAAAAAGACCCGTTCTCTAGCTTAGCTCAACATTAGTTCTCCAGCGACTTCAAATATTCGGCAACTCGCCTTGGATTCAACATGTGCGAGTTGCCGATTTTTGTTGAACGCAGCTTCTTCGCCTTGATGTAACGAAGCACTGTCTTACTCGACTTATGGAGGATGGTCGCAACCTCCTCCACGGTCATGAACCGACCCGGCCAGTTGTCGAGTTGTTGGAGTGGGTCCATCCAAGTTAGTTGACCTGAGGCGGTGTGTGCGCTCATCCACTACTCCAGTCAAGCAGCGGTAACAGCGTTGTGCTTTCTCCTCCGTCCACCCAACCCCGGCTCCGAAGTCAGAGAGGGAGGAGCATCATCGGTGGGGAATGCAAGAGCGGTCCCGGTCGCTGGATGGAAGTTGTCCCAACACCAGTGCGGCCACGCCAGTGTGAAAGGCTCATTCTCCTCCTCGTCTTGGTTGCTAATCTTGGCCAATGCACGCAGGACGCGAAGGATAGTCTTTTCCGAGAGCCCGATTTGAATCGCCCTCCCCACAACCGCGTGCGCGTGATGCTGATGCTCGGGTCGCACCTTAGCGATGACCGCGATTTGGTTGGACAGATATTGATGGCACTCGGGGCAGTTATTGGTCGTTACAGTTATCCCACAGGATAGGTAGCTGTGCGGGGTGGCACCGGGGTGCCCACACGTCGTGGGACACTCTTCCGGTTCGTTCATGGCGGATTTATATCTCGACATTTTTGGTGCCTCCATCTCAAATGCACGTTAGCACCAAATCTGCACGGTGCAACAAAAATATCGCTGAAACCCCTATCGCCATTGACGATTGTCACCTAAGTTCGCTTTGAATACTCAGTAAATAATTTATTCCCAACATTACTCGCAAAACATGTACAAGGCTGAGCTTCAGGATAGTTACCAAAGTTGCAGAAAAGAAAACCCCAAATTTGTGGCAAACTAATTAACTAGTTGGTATACTAGGAGTGATGAGTAGCATTCACACCACGCTGATCTCATCTATGGCGACGGACTTACTTTAGCGGTCATCACCGATGGGGCCGAAAACGCGGCTCTCAAGCGGACGGGAAATCTTTGTCTCAAAAACCAGTGCGGCAGATAAAGGAGAAACAAAATGGACATTGAATTGTTTTTGGAAGGGTATGCGGAGGGGCTTGCAAAAGATGAGTCCCTGCTACTCATCAATGGGGGTGCCACCAGCACAGGGGCAATCCTGTTTCAGCAAGGTGGTCATTTTTTCCGCCTCCGCAGTCACGCAGTTGGGGTGCGGTCGAAGCTGACCTTGAACCGTATCGACGGGCCTAAGACACAGGTACAACTGAGGGAGTTTCTGAAAAAGTATTCGCGGTAACTCGTCACGTGAGTATTAACAATCTACAGGTCGAACGCCGAACGGCAGAAGGGATGATACTTTGATGGGTGACGATAACATAGAATCACCCATCAAACGCAAAGTTGGGCGTCCCCGTATCCACAAGGACCATGCTGCCGCCCAACGAGCATATCGCCAGCGGCAAAAAGTAAAAGCCGCACGAGCCATAAGACAGGCTGGAAAGCTTAAAGTGGTACCGCTCCACTTATGGCAATCGAATGCGCTTGTGTCCACGCTCCATCGTCACCATTCTCCCATACGTGTTGCTAAGTTTTCCATCGGGGCTTCCAAGGAAGGCAAGCTAGTGGGAGCAGCAATCTGTATGAGGCCGGCTTCCCGCCACCTCGACGACGGGATGACTATCGAGGTAGCTCGACTCGTGAGCGACGGTACGGATAACGTCTGTAGTATGCTTTACGCCGCTTGCACCCGTGCCGCAGCAGCGATGGGATATGCGAAGATTCAAACCTATATCTTAGATTCCGAGCCGGGAATAAGCCTCAAGGGAGCAGGGTGGGTATTGGAGAAAACCGGGTGTGGTGGAACCCCACAAGGAAAGCGGACTAACAGACCAAACGGGCATGAGATAACTCCCGTCACATTCGAGAAAAAGCAGCGGTGGGCAAAGTTATTGTAATCATCATTCCACCGTCGAACCGCTGCTAAGCAGCATCAGTTCAAGTTCCGTGACCTGTTCCCACACGGGCGCTGTAATCGACTTGTACGTCTCACAGGCAAACTTGCAACGCCACTGATAGGGCAAGTAGGGTGCTGGTTTGCCGACACGTTTAACTTTCATTTCTTTTGCTGTTGCGGGGGACATCGGACGAACCTTCGCTGTTACTATTGGCTTCTTCTTAGCTGGCATCGCGAAGCCTCCACACCCGGTTCAGGTGGGTGTGGTTAGAGGTCCGCTTGGATGGCTCCCAACCTGTAAACTCCCAATGACGTTCCCGGAACAACGACCCGGCTGCATTGCCCAACGGGCTCAGATTCGCGTTCTCCACGTACCGCTGTGCATCATCGGCTGTGACGGTTTCTTGCCGGTGTGCGAGTTCATATAGATATTCCCGGCACAGGCGGAGAGTCTTGGAGCGGTTCTCAGCGGCCAGAGTTATCCCACGGTCCTTAAGTATAGTTCCCATTTCTGTAGTCATAAATATTAGAGTCCTTTTCTTTCCCCTGCCAGCAGGGGAAGAACTCCTTCAAGCCGTACTATAAGTGGATACGATAGTTGCAATATTTGCAGTATTAACGGGAATAAGAGCCATAAGGCCGCGAAGTACGGTAACTCATTTTCCAATCCCCCGCTGAGAACCAGCGGGGTATTTTTTATGGGCGATGACCAATACAGACCAGTTTATCGCTTTACTAAAGCGATGTGCTGTTAAATCTCGATAATCAAAGTATTTAACAACTATGAGAAAGGACAGCAGAAGGATAATATGACCCGCGAACAACGAATCGCTCAAACGAAAGCAGTCCACGACAAGATAGCCAGCTATATCGGTCGCCACCCGGAGATAACCCTGACGGCCATGTCCGCCGACCTTGGTATCTCCCTCCCCCGCCTATCCACCATCGCCACCAAGTACGGGTTTCGACGCAACAAGAAGTTCCCCGGATTCGACGCCGCCTTGATGAAGAAGTTGGAGGGGTGATGAAACCGCAACAGTTCACAGACAGATAACTAACCCCTAACAGAATTGACCAGAGGATCACAGATATGAGTGATAGGATAGACCGCCTTCGGGCGAAGCTGCAAGAAAAGCGTGAACAGGTAGAATTCCTGACGGAGGCGTTTGAAGCCGCTCTCTACTTCGTACCAACCCCACAACAATTCCACACATGGCTCAGCCGCTACGAGGTTGAGACCGTCAACGCCGCCATTGAGGCTACAGGCCACTGGTACACCATCAAGTGCGAAACCTTGGAGACGGCGCTAACCGAGAAAAAGATAACCCAAGAACAGTTCAACACAGCCGCCAAGACCAAACCTGAGATTCTTGCTTATGCCTCTGGCTGCATGAAGAAGATGAAGGCTGATGTTTTAGCCGAAATGACAATGGAGCCAACCACGGAACAGGTGAGTTTCCTCGATGAGAGCGGGAACTAAGCACCCATGAACGATAAAATCATAAATCAAATATATACATGGTTGGAGGGCCAGAAGCGATTCAAGCTTCTCGATTGCAGCAGAAAGGGCATCCTTAAACTCAAGGGTGCTCGGCTGCAAGTCTACATGGCACAACTTATGAACGAGAGCGATGACGAAGAGTCATGGCTCTCCATCACAACGATGATGGAACTCACCGGACTTTCGAACAAGACGATTGTGGAAGCCCGGAAATGGTTGGACGCAAACGGATACCAATCGGACACCGGACGGACAGCCGCCACGAAGTACACGAGAGCTACACACGGGGCACACAAAGTTAAGGTGATTCAGATGACATACCCAACTACTCATGTAGAAACTACATGGGCAAATGAGATTTCAGAGGAATTAGGCGATGCCCATGTAGAAACTACAAGGGGGGAGTTACTATCTATACACTACAAAAACTACACACAAGGGTTCTTATCGGGTATTGTCAAGTCGGGTAGTGTCTCGTCGCATCCTGTCGCATGTAGTAGGGTCGTCGGTCAGCCTACGGCTTCCCTCCAGCAAGTGAGCAACGAACCTCCTACTACCCCCTCTCTCCGAGAGACAAAGCCCGAAGAACAAAAACTTCTTGTCCCGTCTGGTAAAGGGAGTCTCATCCCGTCTGGTGAAAAGAAGTCCCGTCCGGACTTCAACTGTCCCCTGTGTGAGTTCAGTCACCGTTCCAGTTCATTCATGGTTATTCACATAAGGAAGAATCACCCCGAGTTGGGTGAACAATGCTTCCCTGTGGAATGTCCCGTGGATGGATGTAACTGGAGTACAAACTGGAACAAGGTTAATGGAAACAAGTCCGAGAAGGAACTCGACCTCGTTGAACACATAGAGAAACAACACACACCGGATTCACTCAACTACAACCCGTATTGGGTCTGTACCGTGTGTGGATTCGCCGACGTAACCAAGCTGGCGTCTGAGGAAAGTAGCCACAGGTGTCCCGGTGTAAAGAAAGAGATGGCTTTCGCCGTGAGTTCAAGTACCTGACCCGCCCCGTTTTTAAAAGCCCGGACCTACCCGCCCGTGTGGAAAGAAGAAAGTTGCGCTAAAGAAGAAAGTGAGTATTAGCAAAAGTCGGTTGAGATATGGTGCCGGGGGAGAACCCCGGACGACATCTTTGCGGTTGTCCTTGAAACAGAATCGCCGACTCAGGCGCGTAGGCGCGTACATGGATGCGTATGCGTAGACGCCACACAGCCCCAAGGGAAGCCCGTGGGGGTTTGGACAGGGGATTCGATGTTATCCGGGGCCGGGACGTTCCTACAGGCTTGCAGAGCTTTGCTAGAGGGGCTTACCCGGCTGTAACTCGACAGCAAATAAAAATATATTTTGTGATTGACACAAAGTCATGACTTGGTGTTATTGTGTTTCTTAGCTGGTCACCAACCAGCACGGAGGAAACACAATGAAGTCAGTATTCACTAACTCAGAGCTAGTCCACGTATGGGCAAGTCAATCTCAACAGTCTGGCCGTTCAGGTTCGATGCATTTTGACGGGGCGAACCTATACAGCTACTCACAGGTTATCGGTTCCTTTGTAGAGAATAAGAAAGGCGAGAAGGCTTTTCTTGCATGGTCGGATACTTACAGCGTTACCACATCGGCTCACCAAAGCGAAATGCACTCCGCTCTCCCCTCGCAGTACAAACGGGGGTATGGCGATTACAACTATGAGACCCGGCAATATGAAGGCGGACACCCGGCGGGGCTTCCCACGTTCGCTGTTAGCCAGCCAAAGGTCGCACGAAGGACTTACATCTCCCTACCGGGCAATGATCCTGAACGGCCATGGATGCGGGAAAGTAAGCAGGTCAAGCCCTTCGATTTTGTTGACCATGAAGCGAATTTGAAGGACTTTCAAAACCGCATCAAAAACCGCATTCCTGACCTTGCACGGGCACGGGGGAGACGTGGCTGCCTTCTCTCAGAGATTGAATCACTACAGGCCGAATTGAAAGCGTATGCTGCCTTCTTTTGCATCCGCCTGAAGAAAACAGACGTGCCAGTCGTACCGGGTGACTTGGATGCATTACGTCGCAAGATAGCAGCGGATGCAAAGGCCACCCGTGAGCGAGAAGAAAAACGCCGTCAAGAAGCCATCGTCGAAGCACAACGCAGGGAAGCACGGATGAGGGTTGAGGCCGCGCCAGAGCTAGAGGCATGGCTCACAGACAATCGGCGTTCACTCCCATATCAGTACCAGCAATACGTTCCCACTGCTCTTAAAGTCATGAATAGCGAAGTCATCACCTCTCGTGGTGCTGCCTTCCCTATAGACCATGCACGGCGGGGCCTTGCGTTGGTTCGCTCTGTAATGGCTCGTGGTGAAGAATGGCACACTAACGGGCATTCCTGCCACTTGGGGCACTATCGCATTGAACGGGTATCGCCTGAGGGCACAGTGTACGCGGGTTGCCACATCGTACCGTGGGAAGCTATCGCACGGATTGAGGCCGCGTTACTGGTCCCTGAGTCCGCAGAACTTGAGGGGGCGCTATGACCACGTTCAAGAATGATTACAAACTGACTCCAGTCGAGAGTTCACGCATTAAGTGCGGACAGTGTGAGCAACCAGCCACAACCGGACAGAACCAAGGGTCTGCACCATTCTGGTACCACTGCGATACTCACGCTGAACACGCGAGGCAGACCGGGCACTTTTACGAGTGAAGTCGAAACGGGGCATGATGCCCCGTCTGGCGGAGATGGCCTCCCGTTGCTGATGAGACAGGCCAGCCGATTAAACTAGTTCTCTACCCCTGTTCGGCCTCCGCCGTTGGGGTAGCGTCCGGGGTGGTACTCGGAGCCGGGTACGTTAACTCCGGCATAATAAAACCTATGAGCCAATGGACGCCCAAACTCGATATGAGCACCATTCCTGACGCTGAGCTATGGGCGGAGGTTGCCCGGAGGCGATGTGCTGCCCGTGGAGACAACGTAGGGGGACGGCCATCTGTACAGCGTCCTTGCCGGTATTGTGGAGAGCTATTTGGAGCGGTTGCCCTGCGGGTTCATCTGCCAGTGTGCCCGGAACGTAAGTAAAACGCGATAGCGATGAGCAATAGTGGACACGTAAAACGCGCCAGCTACCATGGGAAACGCTCACTGCGTACTAAATGCATAGTAATCAACAAGTTAACAGCCTATCCATGGTATCGAGTGCCCTACTTTGCACCATACCCGTGCATTCACCTGTGTTATCAACACGTTACACGCACAGCCCCGACGCTGTAGCTATGTTTGGTGTTGTTCTGACCCACCCCGAAACCTCACAGAGCCCACCGAAGCACAGCCTGAGACCGTGTGTGGTCGGTTGTAGGCGTATGGTGCGTCTCACTAATCGCAGTTCAATAGGGATAAAAGAGACCCTATTCTGAACTAGGGGTCGGGTCTCAGCCCCCAAGTACCGGCCATGGCTGCTGTGCCATGGCGACTTACATTTTTGTATTTAATTCGAAACCTATAACTGTTAATAACCGTTAATTTCTCAACTACGCAGTATTAGACATACAGTCGGCGAGATATGGTACCGGACGAGACTTCCGGACGGATGGAGTCCTCCATGTCTCCAATCCTTGAAACAGAATCGCCGACAATACATAGGAGTTACATGCCCAACTCATACGTCATTTGGATTATGGACGGAACCCGGTACACCTACGCATGGGGCAACTCCCCCGAGGGGGCTCGTCAACAGTACCTCGATAACTGGACTAAGGGTGTCACCAAGGTAGTCCCCTCCAGCGAGTATCTCGACGCGCTGCCCTTCAATTCCTATCTTCCCTCCCCAACTTCCGCCGTCTGGCCTGAGGCTTCTCAGGTTCCCGGCCAGCCCCTGTACGAGGTCAAGCCGTGAGAATCGAATCCATCAACCAAACGTACTGTCCTCCCGAAGGGTTCACCGTTACTGAGGTTAGCGGCGGCGAAGCTTTTCTTATCATCGGCGGCAAGGTGAACGGTTCGATTGTTCAACTCATCTTCAACTCCCAAGGCCGCGAAGTTTTCAAGATCACCCACGATCCGGCACCCCCGGCACCCCCTCAACCCCCAACCATCCTCCACAGGCTCTATGTCTGGTGGCTTTCATTTTGGAGTAACTAACATGGGTCAAACCCAAAGCACCACTTTCCCTGATACCCCCGAACTCAACAAGATAGCTGACCTGCTCTACAACCCAAACAAGGATAGCGAGGGTTACCACAACCGCTGCGTCTTTGAAGCCTATACCCGTGGGATTTTTGCCGGGGTTGACCGCGTTGAAGCATACAAGGCACACGCTGAAGCACACAAGGAGAAAAAGTAATGGGTCAAACTCAAAGCATCACTGTAACTCGCGTCTGTGATAACTGCGGCGTTATCGTCGCACTCGTCCAGCCAGTAACCCCGGAACAGCTTCAAGCCGCCTGTGGCTGGTACACCGTCATCAAGGAACATCTCATCGGCGAAGAAATCGCCCCTCTCGCCAAGATTGCTTGCAACAAGAATTGTGCTATCGAACTTCTCACCAACGATGCTCTCGAACTCCCCGCCGCTGCACAGGACGCAACCTTCGAACGACGGGAATTCTACGGGGATAAACCCACAAGCATCCACAAGGTCAACTAAGTGGCTAAGAATCTCTATTACGGAACCGAAGCACGTGACTCCATCCTCGCCGGGGTCGATTACTTGGCGGATGCGGTGAAGGTCACGCTCGGGCCTAAAGGTCGTCACGTCGCTATCGGGCGTCGGCTGTTAGGACTCCCGCCCATCACCACAAAAGATGGCGTGACAGTTGCGAACTCGGTAAACCCGTCAGACCCCCGGATGCAAATCGGCTCCGACTTAGCCCGTGAAGCAGCAAACCGCTGCGTTCAAGCAACTGGAGATGGCACCACCACCGCAACCACGTTGGTACAGGCCATGTGTCATGCCGGGGTCAACTTCATCGAAGCCGGTACCAGTCCATGGGAATTGAAACTCCAGATGGATTCAGCCGCCGCTCTCATTGTGGAGCAACTTACTTTGATGGCCGTCCCGGTGACTACCCCCGAGGAGACTTCAGCAATAGCGTATATCGCCTCCAATGGCGACCAAGCTTTGGCCGACATCATCTGCGAGGCGTTCGCCCTTGTCGGTGTGGAAGGTGCGGTGTCCGTGGAGGAGTCGGGTACTATACTTACCGACCTTACTATCACCAACGGCATAGAGTTCATCTCCGGGGAGTTTCTCTCTGCCTCCTTCGCCAATGACCTCGAACGTTTCGAGGCGGTATACGAAGATGCCTTCGTTCTCCTGTACGAGGGACGCATCGGCACCGCCAAGAGCATCGCGCCTTTGTTGGCACAGGTATCCAAGACAGGGAAGCCATTACTGGTCATCTGTGGGGACATTGAGCAGGACGGACTGGCGTGTTTCGTAGTCAACCGCATCCGTGCTCAAGCACCCATTGTCGTGGTCAAGTCCGGAGCCTACGGGGAACGTCGTAAAGACTTGCTTCGTGACATCGCCGCCGTCACAGGTGGCACGGCCATTATGGATGATTCCGGTATCAAGCTGGAGTCCGCCAACCTCTCCCACCTCGGACAGACTCGCCGCATCGTGGTCACCGATTCCACCACCACGGTCATCGACGGCTATGGCACTCCGGAGAGTATCGCCAGCCGTGTCGGCGAAATCAAAACCAAGATGGAAACGGCTGATGGCGTGAACAAGGCATGGCTTGAACGTCGCCTCGCACAACTCACAACCGGCATAGCTCTCATTCGTGTCGGCGGCAACACCAATGCCGAGATGCGTGAACGCAAAGACCGCTTTGACGACGCCGCTGGCGCTGTCCGTTGTGCCATTCAGTCCGGATGCGTTCCCGGAGGGGGACTCGCCCTCCTCAAAGCACAAGCACGGGTATTCTCTTCAAACCCCGGCCTGACCGTGGTTTCACAGGCATGTGTCGAGCCTTTGAAACAGATCGCGAAGAACGCCGGGGAAGACCCTGTGATGGTTTTACTCAAGATAATTGAACATCCGTTCTATATGTTTCCTGACCCTAAGTATGACTGGGGCTATGACGCCCGTGCCAATGAGTTCACTAACCTGATTGAGCGTGGAATTTTAGACCCAGTAAAAGTGGTTATCGAGGCTCTCAAGAACGCCACAGCCACGGCGGGTACTTTACTTCTCACTGAGTGTCTCGACGTTGAACCCAAGGAAGAAATAGAAGCGGCTATCCAGAGGGGTTCACGATGAGTTACTTCTATACTTACCTGTGGTGCCGTGAAGACGGCACACCGTATTACGTCGGTAAAGGAAAGGGTGGCCGTGGGTTTACCAGTGCTGCACATGCACTACGTCGTCCAAAAGATAGGGCACGCATTGTGTTCAGATATTGGGAATCTGAGGCGGAAGCATTTGATGCAGAACGAAAACTTATCGAACGTTATGGTAGGAAAGATTTAGGAACCGGCTGTCTTCGTAATTTGACTGATGGAGGCGACGGACCGGCAGGAGTCAAACACCCTCTCTTGGCGCAGATGAACCGAGACCGCAAGGGGTTACCTCTTTCTCCAGAGACCAAGCAACTGATGAGCAGGCAGCGTCGTGGTGTGCCCCATTCGGCATCCCACAGAGCCGCCTTGGCAGCACACCTTATGAAGGTGAAGGGAAAAGGGTCAATGGGAATTCACAACGCAGGGGGGCACAAGTATTGGCACGTAGGTAGAGGACTGATTCATCCATCTTGTCTCTACTGTCAGGAGACTGCATGAGTTTCATCCCACTTTACGACCAGATTCTGGCTATCGACGTTACCACCGAACAGGTTATTGACGGGATTATCTTGCCTGAAACAAGCAAAGAGGACGTGCTGTTTTCTTCTGTTGTTGCCGTGGGTGAGGGCTACATCAAAGAGGACGGTTCTCTTCGTCCCCTGAGAGTTAGCAAGGGGGATTTGATAGCACGAGGAATGTATAGCGGCATCCCCATGAGATTGGAAGGCATTGAGTTTCTTCTCCTTAAAGAGGGCGAGTGTCTCGGAAAGGTCGTAAAAGACAATGCCTAAGCTCACTCTCGAACAACTCGCAGAGACCGCCGAGTTTCAGTGCTGCACGGCCAAGGAAAAACTGTGCATCGCCACGTTCATCAGCAATAACTACGACCAGATAAACGCCATCAGGACGGCTTATCCGTGCGCCAACGACCACGTTGCCTTGTTGATGAGTTACGCGGTGTTTGGCCGCTTTAAAGTTCAGATGGCTGTGGCCGCACACTTCAATGACGACCCGCAACAGGCATTCCTGCACCGGCTGGTGCGAGACATCGCCAAAGGAAAAATCGACCCGGTGAAGCTTCGTGCCTACACCCTCTACGCCGAAGTCAAGGGTTGGAAAACCAGCCCCCTGTTGGAGGCGATAAAAATTGCCAAGGAAATAGGCTTGCCCATCCTTGCAGACAAAACAGTGGATACCAGAAATTTGAAAAAGCAAATAGATATGGCCATCGGGCGAGGCACGAGAAAACGGGCAGACGGCACCATATATGTAGTTGGAGCAGGAAAACGAGGACGCCCCAAGGTCATCAAGGAGTCGGACAAATTCGACTTATCTGACTTTGAAAGTGATAAGTAGGGAGTTCCCCACTATGGCAAATTTGAGTTCCGCCCTCGCAGGGCTTATTAAGAAATCCGAACCGGCTGACAAGCCGAAGAAACCAATTAACTTGGCGCTACCTTTCAAAAAGAAAGTAAAGGCATAAATACAATGATTCCTCAGACCATCGCAGCCGTCAGTGCAACCGCTGGAACACCCACTCCGATTTATAGCGGCACCCCAGTTGCCGCTGTCTCATTCTCCATCCTGAATGGTGTGGCCACCATTGTGTTGGCCTCTCTTCCTAACATCGGTTACAACAAAAGCCAGCAAGTAACCTTGTGGGGATTTACGACCGCGACTTATTTCAACGGTCTGACCGTAACTTCGGTGGCAAACAACCCCGCTGCTTTGTCCTTCTCTTTCGCAACAACCCACGCCAATGTTACTTCAACCGCCGACGCCGGTAACACAGCGCCCGACCCCGCCCAAAAGTTTCGCGGCGTGCGTATCGAGCCCGACAAGGGCAACGCGGCCTCCTACATCTATGTTGGCGACGGCAATGTGAGCGTAACCCGGTACACCACACAGTTGCTTTGGGTGAGTGGCGCTCAGAACAACATCTGGTTCGGCGGACCTGAGAACGCGGCACAGAATGTGGACGCCAGCCGTATTTTCATCGACACATCCTCGACGGGTTCGAAGGCTCAGGTAACTCTCTTCAGTTAGGACATTTGTCATGGACTACCAAGTGGACATGACAAACTTTCCACCCGGATTTGTCACGGCTTACAAAAAACTTTCTAAGGCCGCACAGACCAAGTGGGCGGAGGAGCGTTACCGCGCCCTCACCGACCACCTGTATCTCGGCGTCGAAGTCATGGAGATGGATTTTCAGGAAATCCCCCATAAGTGGCTCTTTGAAAAGTTCCTCAAGAAGAATCCCGGCGTGCCCCTCTACGACCTCGACTTAGTAAAAAAGAAGCGCATGATTCTATGGAGCCGGGGTACCTTCAAAACCTCATCCATCATCGTTGAAATCATTCAACTCATTCTCAACTACAAAGACATCAGAATCTGCTTTTTGTCCGGCAGCGACACTCTCGCCATGCTCCAACTTGGCCGCGTCAAGAAGTTCTTTGAATCGCCGCCGAAGAAGCTGCGAGAGCTATTCCCCGAGTTCGTTGGCGACAAGCTCGGGAACATGTCACAGTTCACGGTGCCGTGTAGGGCGAACACCACGTTCGCCGAACCCACCATGATGATTTCGACCGCCCGTTCGACAAAAGCGTCCATGCACTTCGACGTTATCTTCACGGATGACTTGGTAAACGACGGTAACTACTCCTCCATCAAGCTACTTCAGAAGTGCATTCAGGCTTATCGAGACATCTGCCCCCTGTTGGCACCAGATGGATTCATGTATGTCACTGGAACTCGCTACAGCTTCGGAGACCTTTACGAAGAGATTCAAGACCTCGCAAAGTTGGAGTTAGCCGAACTCGGCACCGACCCATGGATTATTTCGATTAAGTCTTGTTGGGTAAAAATCTGCAAAGTCTGCGGCCACAAAGATGTGGAGCATGACTTCGATTCGAACTACATTGAGCACCCCTGCGCTGCCTCAGCGTGCCTGTGCAAGCACTTCATCGACTCCGGAGCCATCGGAGTATTGTTCCCGAGGTTCCGCTGCAAGGACGGGCGTACAGAGGGTCACAGTGTCGAGTTTTTACAAGCGGAGCGCATCCGCATCGGCACTGAGTTCTTCGCTTGCCAATATGAAAATAACCCCATCGCGGAAGGCGACCAGACCTTCACGGATGAGTTGCTTGGGGCACAGACGGTGTTCCACCAAGAGCAGTATCCAACCGCCCTACAGGCACCTTGTTTCATCATGGGAGACCTCAGCTATGTGGGCGACGACAAACGCGATATGACGGTCTTGCTGGTCGTCCGCTATTGGATTGGACAACTTTACGTCGTGGACTGTGCCTATGGGCAATGGGACGCAATGAAAATGTCCGACGAATTGTTCACCCTGATTTTGAAACACCGCCCCGGAATTGTCTGGCTTGAGCGTATCCCCGCGTGGACGACATTTCAGACGGTGTTTGACATCTTTGCTCGGGACCACAATGTCCAAAAACTCCCGATTGAATGGCTGAAGGGCAGCAACAACAAGGATGCCAAGAAGGTACGCATCGGAGCCATCAAAGGTGTGCTTGCACAACGTCGTCTCTGGATTTACGGGCATATACCCGGTTACGACCAACTCACGACACAGTTAAAACGGTGGCCGAAGCTCGGTCGTCATGATGACTTTGCCGACTGCCTTGGATTCGTATGTGAAGCTCCCACGGGTCTCGCACAGGATGCCCTCCCTCAACCGCAGGGCATTTCCCCGCTGGCATTTATCCGGAGGTTGAATGCTCCACCGGAAGATGTTGGGTATGACACAAGAATCCCCGGCACTTACTAAATTAACAGTATTTAACAGTTAGCGGACTTTGACCCGCATAGATAGAGGAACTATGGCACTCGAACTTGACAACCTAGCACAGATTCGCCTTCTCGACCTCCCCGGTGCAGTCACACCCGGCGAATTGGCGCTCCCCATTGAGAAGCGAGATGTTGGTTTCCCTGACCAAGACCGCAGCGATTTAAGTATGTTGAAGGAAGCCACGCAGAATCGGCTCCTTTCAGAGGCATTTGAGGCATCACGCGGCCTCATCGGGTCGTGGAATATCGCTGAATTGATGCTTCGCGCCCACGTAGAGCCAGTCAAATGGAAGGGAAGTGACCAATACCGTTCCCACCTTGGATTGCCCATCCTTGCAGAGCATTTCTATTCGATGCTAGGCGTCGTTCAAGAGTCTTTGTTCGCCGGATTCCAGCCTTTTATGCTTGACCCAACCTCTGGAACAGATATAGACACCGCAGCGGCTGAAACAGCTTTGGTTAGAGCCCAATTCAAAAAGTGCGGGTTCCGTGGAACTGCTTTCAAACAGGAAATGCGCCACGTTGCCTACGATGGCCTTCTCTATGGCACGGGTGTCGCCACATTCGGATGGGAACAGTACAAACAGGATGTCAAAAAGATAAGGAACAAGCACCAGAACACCAGTGTGGCTGTGGCCGGTGGTTCACTCACAATTCAGGGTGGCGACATCGACAATACTGAGACTTACACCGACCACATCATCGAATTCAATCAAGCGAAGTTCGAACATGTGCCGATACGCCGTCTACGTGTAGACCCTGCTTGCCGCCGTGGTGAAATCTGGACGGCTGGATGGGCTGGCCGGTTGATTTATCCCAACACCTATGACCTCGACAAGTTCCGTGATACCGATGGGTTCAATATCCCCACTCGTGAGCAGCTTATCGCCCTTACCACGCCCATGAAGGTGGATTCGACGGCCTCCAATGTACTCGATACGCAGGGCGGTAACTCAGGTAACTCCATCTTTCAGCAGACCGTGACACCGCAGAAAGCCTATCCGGAAGATGCTGACCACTCCAAAGCTGACCCGCTGGCGAAGAATTGGGAAGTATTTGATTACTGGACACCATATCGCCACTGCATGATTTTGGAGAGCCAGCATGTTCTCTACAACGAACCACATGATATGGCTAAGATTCCATTTCTCAGCTTCGTGTTTCGTGAGGCCCCTGACAGCTTCTACGGCTACGGTCTCGGATTTTGGTTGACAGATTTTCAGCGCATCGGGCAGGGAATTGTGAACGCATTTTTCGATGATTTGAATCTGAATTTGATGGGTGTCTACAGCACGGATGCTGGTATGAATAACTCGGCTCAGGCGCAGTGGATTTTCCCCGGCAAGATTATGAAGTCCGACCCCGGAAAGAAGATTGAACCTTTGACACGTAACACCATCGGCCTTGAGCCACTTGGTGTCATTGAACAAGTGAAGTCGTGGGCGGTAGCCATCTCCGGTGCCGGTATCTCGGCCACGGGACAGAACGCCGGTAAGCCCGGTGACCTCAGAAATCCAGCTTCTGCTAACGCGGTAATCGCGGGTGAGGGAGTTAAAACGACTGACCTCATCGACCAAATTGCGGATAACATTTTTGTGCCCTTTATCGAATACATCATCGAACAAAATCACAAGCTGAAGCCGAGTCAAATCAAGCAGTGGCTCAGCGATGAACTCTCCGCCAGCGTCAAGAAGATTGACCCGCTCTCGGTTGCTAATGGTCAGTACATTGTGACTGTCTCAGCAGCAACAAGGCTCCGTGCCCGGACACAGTTGAATTCACTCATCGGGTTTATTCAAACGATGATTCAAAGCCCCGGCACGGTTGAACTCCTCGGGGTTCAGGCGTTGAAGTTGAATGTCGCTGAATTTTACAAAGCCCTCATCGACAGCACTGGGCTTCCGTACCGCGAGAATGTCATTCAACCTATGAATGATGAGGACAAGCAGCGTTATGCTGCAAGCCAGCAAACGCCTCCTCCTGCGGAGAAGATGTTGAGTCTTCAAACCGAGTCGAAGAAAGAAATCGACAACAACCAAGCGGAGAACCGTTTGTTGTTGAAGTCGGGTGAAGCAACGCTCAAGTCGAACGCACAAGACCAGAAGCACGGCCACACGGTCGAAGAGGATGCCTTAAACCGTGCTGACCGCGCTCAGTTCCAGAAGTCCGATGCGAACTTCGTCGGCGGCGGGTCAACAGGAACGACGGGAGATATTTAAGTGCCAGTAACTGTAGACAGGCCGTTCGAGCCCCGGACTACCCTAGCCGTTGACCGAGCCAATCGGCTGCACTCCCTTATAGCCCATCCCGGCTGGAACGATATGGTGGCGCTCTCGGAGCAGACTGTAAAGATTGCTGAAGATGCCTTGGTTAACTTCGAGGGGTGGGACCGGGATGAGCTTGTTGCCAGAAGCATCGCCTTCCGGGCCGCTAAGAAATCACATCAACGATTGTTCAACGGTATCCAACAGGCGGTTCAAGCGGGTGTGGAAGAAGCAGCCGTTCTCATGGATTCAGAAGACCCCTTCAGTCGTGCAACGGCTGATATGGCTGACGACTTAAGAGTCAGGATACTTCAACACGAAGAACAGACAAGGAATGAAGGAGCAGCAGTATGCCAGTAACAGAGAAGGAAATCACCCCACCGGGTGCAGAAGTAAATGTAACTCCAGAGTTAGAAACGGCTCTCGATAAGGCGACTACGCCTGAAGAGATTCGTCAGATTATCGCGGAAGAGGCCCTCAAACAAAACATTGTCATTCCTCCTAAGGGTGAAGCGACAAAGGAAGCAGCAAAGGAAGAGCCCAAAGATAAGTTCTCCTTTGAGGACACCTTTGTAATCGGTGGCAAATCTTACAAGTTCGAAGGCGACAGTGCCGGGGACATCAACCGGCAGGTAAAGGCCGCTATCGCCGCTCATGAGAATGCACTCGCTCCGGAGAAGAAGGCAGAGCCCGTCGCAGCTAAGAAGGTTCTCACCGCCGATGACCGGGTTGCTCTCCAGTTGGATTATCAGGTTGGCAAAATCAGCCTCGATGATTACTTGGAAAAGAGCGGCACCCTTGACACCTATCTCGAAAAGCGGGGCATCAAGGTGGAGGCTCTCAAAGAAGTGCTCGATGAGAAAATCTCCACCAAGCAGAACGATGCGTGGACTACTGCCGTAACTGAGTTCCTTAAATCCAGCGATTGGCCGGGGGGAGAACAGAACGAACGGATTATGAAGTACAAACTCGCCGAGTTGAATCTCGTAGACCCGACTGTCGATTCCTTGGAGAAAGCCTATAACGCCATGAAGGTCGATAAATTGGTTTTCCAAAATGAAACCAAGGAAGAACCTACCCCCGTCGCTACCAAAAAGAAGCTTTCGGGCTCCTCTGTCTTTGGTATCGGCGGTGGCTCCTCCGTTGCAAGTGCCGTCAAGACTAAGGAATCCGTACCCGAAATCACCGCCGATATGTCTCCGAGAGAGATTATGGAAGCTTTCAAAGCTTCGGCACAGGCACAAGGTCTTAATCCGGATGACGTAGCAAGACAAGCTCAACGTAGGTAGTTTTCTAGTTTTCCGACTACGCTATCCAATTTATAGAAGCTAGTTGCATTAGCTACGAAGTTTATACATGAGGTAACACAATGCCAAGTTTGTCACCGGGAGTTCAATCCTCCAACCTTGCAGCCTTCCCGCAGATTGCGTATGACCGCACTGCTATTTTGGAATGGCAGTACAATACACCAGCACTCGAAGAACTTTGCGACTTCCGTCCGCTGGCTCGTCGCTCTGGCCGCACGATTCAGTTCTATGGTCAGCAACCCTTCAGCGGTGCTGCTGGTCCTGTGTCTGAGGCTGTTCCGCCTCCTTCGATGTCCTTGTCTCAGGTTTTCTCCGATGCGTATGCAGATGAGTATGCCGATTGGCTTGGTATCGATAACGTTGCAGCGACCATGTTCCTCGCCGACATCACTCTTGATGCCGCTCGTAACCTGAGTTATCGCGGTGCCCTCACTGCGAACACGGTTGCGTTCAACGCATTCGAATCAGCGTCCGCTGCTCAGAGTGCGGCCCGTATCGACCTTTCCGACAACCAGTTCTTGCTCAGCAACACCATCCGTAAAGGTGAGTCCCAGTTGCTTGGCAATGCTGTACCCGGTCGTGATGGTGGTCTGTACACAACCGTTTTGCATCCCTTCATGTCCTATGACTTCATGTCTGACAACAGTGCAGGTTCGGCAGTCGATACTTTGAAGCGTAGCGAGAGCGGTGCTTCAGTGCTCAAGAGCGACAGCAACCGTGGCTATCAGGTTCTTGAATGGGCTGGTTGCCGCATCATCCGCACACCGACCGTGCCTACGTATGCCAATTACCCTTCAACGGGCAAGACTGGCTATGCGTGCTATACCGTTGGCCGCGAAGCGATGCTTGCTTCAGAGCTTCTGGGGCAGAAGGTTCCACGTTCCGCGAACTTCAAAGTCAATGTCAAGTATTTTGGCGACAACGATATTGACCTCAGCAACCCAACTCTCCAGACCCGTGCAATCGTTTCTTACGATTGGTTCCTCGGAGTTGTGGCACGCCCGAATACGAATGGCACGCCCGGATTTCGTCGAGTTCGTGCCGAGGTCTCGGCAGTTTAACCGTCCCATTGGTATTCCTCTTTTCTCAGTATTAGAGATTAGAGGAATACAAAACTATGGGTAACTCTAAGGGCTATGTACCTTCAGAAGAAGCTAAACGTAGAGTAAGTGAATCTCTCAAGAAAGCCTACGCTGAAGGACGACACAGAAGGAGAACAGATTCTCCTTCAGATGAAGCAAATCAAAAGGCCAGTGAAACCCTAAAAAGGAATTACGCCGAAGGCCGGATGACATTAACGGGAGCCGCATTACAAGCAACATTAGCTCCCAAGAAAAGTGAAGCGGAACGCAAGGCACGCAAGCTTGAAACGCAACAAGGTTGGCGTGCTACTCATCCAGAAAAACGAGATGAGTATTACGCAAAGTATCATCCCGGTCGTCGCGGTATTACGACCGAAAAGTATCAGGAGATGCTTGAGAAACAAGGCGGCGTCTGTGCCATCTGCAAGCGTCCTGAAAGTGGCAAGCGGTTGGCCATAGACCATGACCACTCTTGTTGCCCCGATTTGATAGACAGCCATGCACGAATGACTTGTGGTAAGTGCGTTCGCGGTCTTCTCTGTGAAACTTGTAACAGGGGACTTGGTTTGTTTTACGACAGCACGGAAACGCTTCAAGCAGCAATCACGTACCTGAACGGGTACCAGAAGGATTAAAAATATGAGCACAGCACTTACCATCGCAGTACAAACAGCGGGTTCCATCGAAAAGACCCTCGCAGCCAACGCCACCGGCACATCCACCGTGGAGACCGCGTTCCAAGTCAACGGCAATGCCATCGCCTCTATTGCTGCACAGGTGCTGCCTGTTGCCCTTGGCACTCCCGGCATCTTTGTCGGCGGTTCCTACTCGCTGGCCACGCTGGTCAACACCGGCCTCCCCTTCCGCGTTCGTCTCTTTGGCTACGCCACCACGGGCGCAACTGAGAACCTGACCATCAACCTCTATCAGGTTCCAGCGGCTTCCATCGCGGCTCTAACCGCGACCAGCTTTGTTGGCGCTACCGCAATCGCAACCACGGGCGCTGTAGCTGTCAACAGCAAGACGGGCAGCTTCACGCTCGACGCAACGCTTCAGGCTGTTGCCGCATCTTCGACTTCGGTTACTCTTCAGGGTACCCAGTCCGCCGCACAGGTCAACAACACCCTTGTTGCCGGTTCAGCCGTTACTACCGTGACGGGTCTTCAGGGCGAGTCGGATTTGAACTTCTTCGTTACCAGCACCCTGTCCGCAGGTCACGCCGGTGACGTAGTTGTACTGAGTCAGATTTCCATCGAACTCGTAGCTTAATCTTTGGGGCGGTAACAACAAACAGGGTGGGGCTCAGGCTCTGCCCTTTTTGCGGTATTGGATAGTATGAGCGTTCCTTCACTTTTCGATGCGCCTCTCGGCTACCTCATCCGCCACACGGACGATGAACAGGCTCTTGAGGCCGTGCAGAACTACTTTCAGTGGGAACGCCTTGGCCGCGTCATCTGTTCTGACCCCGGCGTTGCCATGGCGCACCTTATCATGGATACCGGCAACGTCGCCGCCCCTCATCTATCTGTTGTTCTCGACCTCAGTCAGTTCAGCGACCGTGACTTGCTTGCAGTTGAGCTACTCGCCGTTCAGTACGATGGGCTTCCCACGGTGATTATTTCCGGTGCCGAGATTGCGGACCTCGTTGAACGCGGTGGCATCGTGGCCGTTTACTTGATTGACGAAGGGGTTGTTTTTGTGCCCCGTCTAGGAGAGCTACATGTCACAGCAAGACTTGTTAGAGTTCATTGATTTGTGTGAGCGGGAATGTCGCTTTCTTGGTTTTCAACCGGGCGAGTGGGTAAAACATCTTGGACATCCGCGTCTTGGTAAAGGCGAGTGGACTAAGTGTTTGCTTGAGCCCGGAGTTCACACGCAGGTTACTGTGAAGCTTGGGTTGGCAGTGTGTCCTGAATGCACCTTTGGACGATAAGTTATGTATAAAGAATTTCTTCCCCCCAAGGAAGCTCTCGCTAAGTACAGGGCAGAGCAGATTGAGCCACATCTCGATACCTATCGACTCTCAGACCACGACTCACTTCGTGATTTTAATCGGCGTAAGGGGGAAGTTGTGCATAGTAGCCGCTTCCTCCACCAGCTTCGCAACCTTGAACCCCGGCTCATCGTTCAACGACAAGTAAACTTCGTGAATGACTGGGGACTATACATTCAACACGACACTAAACTAATCTTCATCTGCCAAATCTCAAAGGGTTGGATGACCGAGTTCAGTTGGACCGAGGTCGATGACCAGAACCTACCATCAGACCCGCATTGGGGATGGCGTACAGTGCTTGTCCGCCTGATGGGCAAAGGTGTTCTCACATGGGAACAAGTGGTGGAGGAGTTCGGAAATAGTCAGAATGCCAACTCTGACCGCTGGTGGATATATACCGCCCCATTCCGCAACCATCACGCCTCTGGAATCGTCCACCACAACTTGAAGGCGCATTTTGAAAACTGTTAATCACTGTTAAAACAAACTACCGCTCTCCTAAGTGAGAGGTTGTTTGAATGGCTATTGAAAAAGAAAAAGACGACAAGGAACTCATCCGAGAGACCGTCCGTGAATTGTTTAAAGAATTAGCGCCGGTACTCCAGAGCATCGCACTGACCCCCGAAAAACTACGTGAGGCTCAGAAGCCCTACGAAGACCCGCTTCGCATCGCCCGTGAACTTCATGAACAGGAGCAATGGCGTAAGCAGGAAATCGAGAAGACCGCCAACAAGAAGGCGTTGCAAGAAGGCTGTGCCCACAAAGACAAAAACGGGAAATGGAACATCTCCTTGCAGCACAATTACCACGACCGTATGCCCCGTGGGCTTTGTAATGTGTGTGGACTTTTTATTCATCCGTCGTACTGGGATTTTAGGCCAGTCCAAGACCCAACCACCGGAGTTGTGAAGGACACCGCGTTCATCATCAAGGAACACGCGCTATATGGAATCGTCAGGCAGCTTGAAACGTATAGTTAACCCCTATCGTTTTAAGGGGGAGACATTATGTCAGCTAACTTACTTCGCATCGCCATGTTCGTTAGCATCGTAGCCTTGGTTTTGGTTGTACTCATCTCGTTTACAAATACGCAACCGACGCAGCAGCAACCGACGCAGCAGCAACCGACGCAGCAGCAACCGACGCAGCAGCAACCGACGCAGACGATTCAACCGGCGCTGCCCTGTCCTCAACCCTTTCACCCCAAACCCAAACACCACCGCAGAATAAATTGAACTATGGCGTTCATAGGTAGGCGGGGGTTCTAACACCCCCACAATGCTGGAGCCATAGGCGAAAGCATCAAGCGAGGTCAATATGGGTATTCCTTCTTCACAGCGTGGTTATAACTCTTCATTCCGTGGTGCGTCCGCAGTTAGTTCATACTACGAAGTCATGGCGTCCGACTGGGGCACAATCCAGTCTGCTCTACCTGCTATTGCGGCCAGTGAATCCGCTGATTTCTGCGTCATCGTACCGACTCAAGGTAACTGGCGTCAGCAGTCCGCTGTTGGTTATGTTTTGCCTGATGGCACCCCACAGTCTGCGGGTATCTCCATCTCCGGCATGAGCATCAGTAACCCCTTGTACCCCGGTGTTGGTATCGCCGTCGTAACTGGAACCGTGCCGACTTCTTTCTGCGTGCTCAGCGGCTACCTGTATCGTTGCACCACATCTGGCACAACCGCTGCGACCTTCATCGGCGGCGGTGCGTTCAAGCAGACCAAAGGTGCGACTACAAATGACGGCACTGTGGTTTGGACTTCGCAGGGCAAGGCGACCATCATCGTCATTCACTTCACCAACTCCATTGCTCTCGCATCTCCTCCTGTCAACGGGATACCAGCGGCCATGGAAATTGATTTTTTCGCCCTGTAAAAAGCCTCAACACAATGAGCCTCCGGCCAAACTGTCGGAGGCTTTTTTGTTTTTGAACTACATAACCAATTTATAGGGGAGACCCTACACAAATGATTACCCTCGAACTTGGACACATACAAGATGTGTCAGGCTTGCCTATCGTGCCTTTGGGGCACATCGAGCTATACCTCAGCGGTGACGCGACCATCATTGCGCCCCCGCAGGGACAAGTCTTAGGCGGAGTTGTCAACGCATTCACGTTCTATTTCGACGCAGCTTGCGACCTCATCGGGACTCCACAAATCTGGAGCAATACCGAGTTATACCCGCAGAATGAGGACGGGCTTGGAACATGGTACATCGCGAATTTCTACGATGCGAATGGTGCCAGACTAAACAACGCTCCCATGCGTTGGGCATTTCCAAACCTCATCGGGTCAACTGTTGACATCAGTACGATGACTCAGATTTCCGGTAGCCTGATTTACTATCCTTCTCCCTACATCACAGAAATTGGAGTTCCGTTTTCCGGCATAACATCCGGCACAAACACCCAAGCTGCAATGGTCGTTGGTTCGGGTGCGACGTTGGAAGCCACCGGCACGGGTGTCATCAATGCCACACAACTCAATGGTATTCCCAATTTCTTCAACCTCACCGCTGGAGAAGCGATAGATGTGGGCGAGGTCATCGTGCTCACGGATGGACTCGGCTATGTAGGCACGTTCACCGATGCGAACATTATCGGGGTCTCCACAACGGCGGCGGCTGTCGGCGGCGTATTTACTATCGTGCAAGCTACGGCTTTGAACGATATGGGTTACGGTTTTCCGGTTCCGTGGGCGGTGCTCTAATGTACGTTGAATTTGAAAATGCTGGATGGGTTGCACCCAAGAATGCTCTTGAGTTCCACACTTTTTACAGCGACCGCATCGCCGCGATGTGCCGCGAGGTGTCTCGCTATGGGTGGGAGGATGTCCAGCAGGACGTTTGTCTTCGGCTTTTCACCAACCGTGCTGGCAGGGACGGCATTGAGTCTATCCTGCATACCTTTGCAACCAACGGGACTGAGCTAACGCCGGGTAGGTTCTTCAATTACGTCAAGCGCATCGTTCTGTCGGCGGTGTTGAATCGTACCCGCAGACCCGATGCACTGGAGCGGGGAACCGTCTTCTTGGACGGGGTTATCACGCAGCCATCTTCGGCTCCGATAGATGTGGATAGCAAGCTTTACCTCAATGAGTTTCTCCGCTATCTGCAAGCGAACGAGCCCGACCTCACTGAGTTTGTGCTCAGCATTGAAAACCGCGACCTCTCTCGCCTGATGACAAAAGCCGACGCCGAGAAACGACAGCGGCTCTTGCAACTTGCCGACAGGTTTCAAGGTGAGCCGAGTAGACCCACCATGACTTGGCGTATCTCCAAAGACTTCGTGGGCGGAAGGCCGCGCAAGCGGGTAGAAAAAGTTGTGGAGCCCAAGATACCCCAGTGCAGGAAGGGGCACATCTACACCCCGGAAACTTTCACCCTAACTAAGAGGGGCTCTCCGCGCTGCAAAATCTGTGCCAAGCTGCGGGTGCGGGAGAGGCGCAAATTGTACCCCGAATTGTATCGCGGGTGGGACAAGATAGCGAAGGCGCGAAAGAAGGCGAGATTACTTTGTCCACAAGAAGCCAAATTGAACGTATTAGAATGCGGGTCACCTTTAGTGACCCACCCAAGGAGAATCATGAAAATCATCTTTGTACTGGACGACCAGTCCGTAGTTGTAGCTGCACCTGAGGAACTTCAACTCCGTCAGGTTGACGAATTCACCGCCGCTTTCGGTCTTTCGAACGCCGAGGGCGAGTTCCACCCCTTCATCACGTATCCAGTGGTTCTGACCCTCGCACCCAAGCCAGAAGTCACCATCGAGGGAGAGGTTCCCGAGGAGGTACTCCAATGATTTTGTTGACCACACCGTACAGTGCCATATCACCCACGGGGTTCATCCCAGTGCCACACGCGACAGCCACAAGCAAGTCTTACGACTGGGTGGCAAATTCTGTCAGCATCACCTACAGCTTCGGGACGGCGACCTCTTCAGCCGGGATTAACACCGCGTTTGCTGTAGCAGCGAATACTCCGACCATCACGAACACCCTATTTTTGAGTAATGGCAACTGGACGGCGGTGCTCAATGGTAGTGGGACTATCGGGCGGGGAACTCTGACAGGCCCCAATCTGGCCGGGGCTATCACAGTGTACTCAGGACCGTTGACAGCTTTGCGTGATGCCGCAGATTATTTCGCTATGGGAACTTTCTTGCTTGGGACACAGCCTGATTTGTGGGGAACTGGTGATTTGTAAATTAAAGGGGCACTCATGATTTTCTTAACTTATGGAAACATACAAGACGTAACGGGCTTGCCAATCGTACCTTTCGGCTACATCGAAATGTACTTGACGGGTAACGCCACAATTATCGCTCCGCCTTATGGGCAGGTTCTTGGGGGCACCACAAACTTTGTGCGATTCTTCTTCGACGGTAGCTGTAACCTCATCGGCACACCACAGATTTGGAGTAACTCTGAGTTGAACCCGCAGAACAGCGAGGGTCTTGGCACCGCCTACATCACAAACTTCTACGACCAAGATGGCACGAGGCTCAACAACGGCGCTATGATTTTCGTTTTTCCTAACACCATTGGGGAAACCGTTGACCTCGGTACGATGGTGTCTCTGAACGCGGCGAGGACATACTACCCGATTCCTCTGCAACTCTATCCCGTGCCGGTTGACTACGTTCTCATCGGTCCTGCAAGTGGTGCCAACGCCCTTCCGACGTGGAGGCTTATACAGACGACCTTCCCGTCATTTGCGGACGATGAAGTTCCAAGTGGGACTATCAATGGAACCAATCCGACGTTCACACTGGCGAATACACCTAATCCGGTGACATCGCTGAATCTGTTCCAAAACGGTATTAGATGTACAGAAGGCATTGCCTATTTACTGGTAGCCAACACCATCACCTATCAAAGCGGGTATATCCCGCAACCAGCGTCGGGTGGAATTCCCGCAGACAGTCACATCTCGAATTACAGATATTAAGAGGTCACCATGCGTAAGTTTCTTATCCTATTTTTCCTTCTGTACGGAGCCATGATGGCTTCCGCACAGAAAACCAATCCGAGAACAAACATCGACTGGCCGACCGGCTGCTCCGTGTTTGACGCGTTCAGTGGCTCATGCCTTGGAGTGCAGGGCACCGACACGAACTTAATGAGCAGCGGCCTCATTTCAGGAAGCGACTCTCCACTATGCACCGACTCTGTTCTTGGTGCGACTACAAACGGTTGCCCTGCTCAGACCCTTGGTTACACTATCGTTCCCCCCATTTCAGGCCAATTTATATTCATCGCTGCTGGAACTAAAACCGACCTGCCCGGTGGCCTCGGGCCGGGGTGTGGTGGTGGCGTTCCAACTGGTTCTCTGTTGACAACATTATCTTCCGCCTACATCACAAGTACCCCATGTGGAAATGGATTTACTTCAAATCACTGGGGCACTACATGGAGTAACTTCAGCCTCCCTGCTGGAATCACAGCAGGTCAGGTGACTGCTATCTATGGATTTTCCGAGAACAGCCAAACTTGGTCAACGGGCAGCACATTCGGCGGGGTAAGCTGTGCCTCCGCACCAGACAGCGGAGGCGTTGGCTTGAGCGCAACTCAACACCCGATGCAACAGTTCACTGGGCTTCTTACCTCCACGCTTGGAGCGGACATCCCCGGTATCACGTGTCAAGCAAACTTGAATTACTCGACAAGTCCACCATATACGGTTGAACTCAACACGCCGGTCACTGGAATTCTCGTGTACTATACGGGCACCCCTGTCTACTCCCCCGTGACCACCCCTATTCAGCCGCCCCTACTTTACGACCCTGTAACAGGCTTGTCGATTGACCCCACGACGCCCTTTCCGGGTGAGTGGAGTATCGTGTACACCGTCGCGACACTCCCGTCATCGTCTGTAGCCGCGCCCTATGTGGTCATGCCTATTTCAGACGCTAATCCCGACTGCACCCACGGCGGCGGTACAGGCTCCATTGCTCAAATCTGGTGTCAGGCTGTCAATGGTATTTGGTCTCAATTCGCGGCACCGACAGGTACGTACACCGGAAACATATTGAACATTCAGACATACCCAAACTTTTGGGAAAATTCCGGAGCCAACGCTGTCATCGGTGGATTGGGTCAGGGTGCCGGTGGCACGGACTTAACGCTTGACACATTGACCAATACCTATGGCTCGTGGAAGTCCACCATGGTCAGGGTCAATGGCTCTCTGTACAACGTGCCTCTCGTTCTGACAGTCAACGGCACGCAGGATATAGGTCAAGGCGGCTACTTCCGCATGGGTGCCACGGGCGGTGTATTCATCTTTACACTCTCTGGAAACGCCACTACTTACTTCCCGACCTACGACAACCCCGGCCACATCGTCACGTTCGACATCGTACAGGCCGCATCGGGTGGGCCGTACACATGGACATGGCCGTCAGGATTCATCAACGCTCCCGTCATCAGTACAATGGCAGGAGCCTCAACCGTCGCCCAATTTTTATATGACGGCACCAATTACATCTACATCCCGTAAAGGACACGATTATGGCAAATCCACTTATCACGATGACCACCACGCAAGGCCAGATGGCCGACCAGCTTCGCCTTCACACAAAATTGCAAAACTTTTTTGCGATTGGCGGTGTGACCGGCGAACCGATGTCTGGTATTTCAAACCGCGTCATGCAGATGTTGTTAACCAAGCGTATGCCTTGGACGTTCAACACACGGGAGTTTGCACCGTTTCCTTGGGGTGAAGGCAACTTTCTCGTCACGCAGCCCGGATTCCAAGACATCAAGTTTGCCGGTGCCAGTGTGTTCGTTCTGCTTCCACAGTCGTATAGCGGTACCACAAGCGTGGTCTCGGGTGGCGTGGGTATCGACTTGGCTCCCACCGTGATGGGCAACTTCACGTATCTGCCGGTCAATGGTGGAACCTCCAGCGTATCCGTCAACCCGGTGACAGGAATCATCAGTGTGCAGACCCTTGACCCGCACCCCTACTCCAACCAGAGCACCAACGGGGTGAGTGCTTACTTGTCGGGGCTTACCAACCCCGCGTATAACTCGGTCTACACATATAACAACATCCTGTCCACGGCAGCGTGGACGAACGGCTATCCCTTCGTCGCCATTCAGTCGCCCTACAACTTCACGGTTCAGGGCATCGCTGGTGAGCAGTACGGCTCCATTACCGCTGTCTCCTTCTCAGGGAGCTTTACGACGGTCTCCGTGGTCAACACCATGGCTATCAACGATGTGATGACGTTCTCCACGGTGGTCACCAACGCCGCTCTCAATGGCACCACGGTGACCCTGACCTTTGTCACACCCACCACGATCAGTTTCGCCACTCCGGTTGGCGTGACAGTCACACCCGGTGCCGACACAGGCTACATCTTCGCCGCACCGAGTGGGGCTCCGGGAATTTACAACTTCAGTTGGCTGCAAGCGGCGGATATTTACGACTTGAACAGTCAGGCGTTCCCCATGCCGGTCAACCCACTGAAGGCGGTGCATCGCAAAGTGAAAGAATACTCAACGACAGGGGATAAGTTGGAAATCGCTCCGGTCGTAGATTACAACAACGGCGTCATCAAGTTTCGTTTGACTGAGCCTCTCGGCACATACCCGTGGGGAATTGGCCTCAGCATTCAGAAGCGTGCTCCCAAAATGAGCAAGCCGGGTGATGTCTACCCGTGGCCGGATGAGCTTTCATACGTGATTTTTGAAATGTGCTTGTGGCAGGGGATGCGAATTGCATACGGAATCTCAGGGGAAGAAACCAGAGAGCAGATGCAGGTAGCGATGGGCGCTGTAATGGCCGCTCTCGAATCGCAAGACCGCGAGGACAACACCCAGTCATTCGCACCTGATTTTAGCCTAATGAGGTAAAGAGAACTACCTAAAGCATAGATAGAGCCCCGGCTCTACTAAGGACAATTTATGGCAAAGCCTCCGACTCCCAAGCCGTTGGAAATCTCGTATTTTCTTACGGGCTACTATACCTATCGCTCACAACTCTTCGCGCCCTTCAGAGCGATTGGCGTAAACATCGTCGTTTATCACGACCCAGTAATTGATGGTGCCGATTTTGAGTTGACCGACCTGTATCAATGGCAGCAGCGTCCGGGGTTCACCCAGTTTTGTTCTGAGCAGCTTGCGACTGGCGAAATCATCGACCAGTTCTACTCCGCCCGTGCCTTGGATGGCGTTCTCGTCACCATGTTCGATTCCAACCAGCGGCTGGCTACATTCAGCGGCACAGCTATCAACACGGTGTTCGCGAAGACCACGACTGCACAGGGATACATCAATCAAGTTGGAAATACCACTTACTACTACGATGGCGTGGATGCGATTCGCAGCGACCAAATTTATGGCCTCGGACAGAATGGAATCGCCGCACCAACTAACACAGTGACCGTATTGAATACCAACGGTTGGCTTCCAAACTTCAACTTTCCAGCCGGGGCGGTGCTCCTCGACTACAACGGGAACATCGAGTATTCAGCGGCCAGCACAAGTGTGGGTTCTTCTCAGTTAGTAACAGGCACTTCAACCACCCAACACGGGGATACGACTTTTTGGCAAACAGGTGAGGGCGGCATTAACCAATGGCGCACAACAGGGTACGCCACAAGCTTCCCTAACGTAACAGCACTCTCCGCCTTCTATAGCACAAACTTCTCATTCCATGTACCCGCAACCGCGATTATCCTCGGTGCTCAAATCATCTTTGGTACACAATGTCAAGATTCTTCCACGGTGGATACCGTTGCCGGTGTTTCATTGTTTCAGGGAGGGGTAGCCATCGGTAGCCCTAAGGCACCGGGAACGCTCATCACTTACGTACCTCAGGTGTTGACTTATGGCACTTCGGGCGACCAGTGGGGAATTACCGGAGGGTTAACTCCTGCCATCGTAAATGACCCAACTTTTGGTTTTGGTATATCCATTGATTTGGCCGGGGTATCACGAATCTTCCTCGACCCAGCATACCAAATGACTGTGTACTACTACGTCCCGTCAGGCTCGACAGCGACGGCTGGAGCGTCAGGGACTGAGCTTCCGATATGGTCGGCACTACCGGGAACCTTTACCAGCGACAACACCTTGCGTTGGGATAACCTCGGGTCATTGGGTCAATGGCTACCCGGCGTAGCTTACCCTCTTCCCAGTGTGATTCTGGATTCGAACAACAACATACAAGTTGTTTCACTTCTCACCGCCGTCGCGCCTTACAACAACGCCACGTCGTATACCAATGGAGAGGTCGTTTTTTACCAAGGTCAGTATTGGACTGCTCAACAAAGCTTCAGTGGAATTGTGCCGAACTCATCTTTGGCCGCATCCACCACTTCCGGTTCCACCACGACCTACCTCTACAACTGGGTCGTATCGCCAAACCCTCAGGCTTCAGGTGCCACGGTTCCGATTTGGAACACGGTCATCGACGGCACAACCGATGATGGTGCTCTAGTCTGGCTGAATATCGGGCCGGGTAACGTCATCGTGAACGCCGGTTACACTTGGGGGATTTCCTACCGGACCACGGATGGTCATCTGTCCACGATGTCGGTGCCTACTCTGAACACCGGCCCAATCCTCGGTGGTTCTACTTTGACTCCATCGAACATCACAAGCTTTAGCATCACGAGCGACGTGGTTACCTTCATCGCCGAACAAACTTATTCGGTTCAAGAGCTAGTCTACGTGCAGGGAATGATTTCGGGTGCTTACCTGAACGACGAAGTGTTCGAGGTACTTTCGGATATTCCATCGGCATCCTATGCAGTTACAAACGTGCAAGTAGCTTCCGATGTTGTGATTATCGCAGCGAAGAACACATTAGTTGCCGGTACTCCGCTGACCGTGTACGTGGGGTCAGCCTCCTTCTTGAACGGTGTACCTCTCGTTGTGTCGGCCACCGGGCTAACCGGAACTCAGTTTGAAGCCACTTTTGTTCACGCAAACTACGCAGCTACACCGGACACCGGAACAGCGATTGTTACTGCTCAGTTCACAGCCGCTTTCACCTATGCAAACGTACTGAGCACTCCTGACGTGGGTACGGTAACTCCCATCATTGGGCAGATTACCTCGACGGGTATCACAGATGCACGCTTGAACTATTCCGCTGCCATCACCAATGTTCAGGTGTTGGGCAACACCGTCACCATGGACATCAACTCGATTCTCTTCCCCGGTAACACAATTTTGGCGACCGGCTTGAGTGGGGCGTCATTCTTGAACGATTTCACGCTTCAGCTTGATACAGTAACTCCGACTCAGGCGACTGCCTACTTCGTGCATCCCGATTACCCATCGACCGCCGATACTGGTACCGCAACTTTTTGTGGTATCGAAATCTACCGCACAGCAGATGGTGGCGGCATCTGGTACTACGAAGATGCTCTGGTCAACCCCGGCGCAGGTGTTCCGTGGACGTACACTTCCATCGACTCCGACAGTCTTCTCAATATCCAACTAGTGGGTGTACTTGCCCACCAGAACGACCCTCCACCGGGACAAGTTGGAAGCATCGCCAGCCCATTCGCGGGTGGAACTCTCTGCGCTTTCTGGCAGGGCAGACAGTGGCTTGTACAAGGTCAGTACATCTATTTTGACGCCGGAAACGACTGTTTGAATGGCGACCCGCACCAGTGTTTCCCACCGGGTAACCGTTTCGAGTTTCCCGGCCAAATTATGGGTGTCGCGGCTCTGGATAAAGGACTCGTGGTTCTCGGAGCCGACTACTTCGGTCTGGTATTGGGTGGGCCGTACACCTTGAGTTTTTACCCGCTCGTTATCGAAAAAAACTTCGGAATTTCATCCCCGAACGCCTTGTATCAAGATGGGCAGACACTTCATGCGTTGACAACTCAAGGTCAGCTATTCGAAATCACCAGCGGCGGCAAAACAAATGAAGGTCACTATGTCGCCGACTTCATCGCCAATAACTTCCCCCCAGCTTCCACCTACGTCACGCTACATCGTAACGGGCTTGACTCCGGACTCTTCTTGGCAAACGGTTCTACAACAGTGCTCCGCAATGGCGTGAATGTAGGCGCTTGGAGCGTGCCCTACTACCCAGTGGGGGGTATCGGTGCCCTGAATTCGATTGAAACCAGTGTGGGCACCTACAGCCTCTGTGCTGCACCTACGGTGGAGGCTGGCTACATCATGGCACGCAATTTGAACTCATGGCAGGACGCGGGTGGACAATACACTTCCAACTTCGCTTTGGACGGCTGTGGCATCACATTGGGCAACATCACCCTGTCCGGGCCGGGAGAGCCTCTGTCCCCGCTGCATCATGTGATTTTGTACGCCGATGCCGCTGGTGAGTCGTCTCCAATGAGTGCTGGAATTGTCGCTAACCCCGGCAGTAATGAAGGCGACCAGAACATCTCGATTACCGTGCCGACCGACCAGACGATAAATATCATCTTGACGGCCTTGGCGTGACCTTGCCCTCAGAATGCGTATCTCTTAGCGGGCCGGGTTTTGAGGAAAAATAATCATCCTCGTCGTCGTCGTGGCGGTGGGAATGTGGGAATCGGCTTCATCGATTTCCAAGG